GCCAACCATTTTTGATATATAGCCTTAACACAAAAAAAATAAATATTTATACGCCCGAAACTATAGAATCTGATGTAAATATACTAGAAAGGATAAAGGCTGTAAAATGACAATAGTAAATATACATGGAATTCTAGCGCGAGAGTATGGTAGCTCATTCATATTAAACCTACCAAATCCAAAAGATGTTTTGGAGGCTATAGATTGTAATAGGCTGGGTTTTTTACAGCGATTGGTAGAATTACAAAGAGAAGGTTTTTGTTATGATCTGATCATAGACAAAAAAAGAATCACAAATGGGCCAGATATGGAAAATATTTCAGACCCTGCAACTATAGATCTTGTGCCAGCTATCTCTGGTAGCGGCCCAGTGATAGGAGGAATTATAATGTTTTTAGGATCAGGAACCTTATTGGCTTATCTAGCTAACGCCGTCATTTTCGCAGCTATTAGTTACGCCCTGACACCTAAACCCGAAAATGAAGCTTTAGAAATAGAGGCTAATTCATCAAAAGGGTCTTTGATTTTTAGCAACACCGCCAACTTAGCAAACCAAGGATCGCCAGTCCCTATAGGCTATGGGCGCTTACAAGTCGGCTCGCAAGTCATACAAGCCACAATCAAGTCTTTCCCGCAACACCAAGAACCCTCAAAAGCTATGCAGGGCAGTGAGAGCAACCCGATCTTTGTAGGTAATAGATCATTATGAAACATCTTCTTAAAAAACTGAGCATCGCAGGAGCAGGGGGGAAAGGGGAAAAACCTAAGCCTCCCGTTTTAAAACCCCCTGTTATGGGAGAACTCCAATATGGAGCTTCTCATAGTTACGCAGAGACACTAGATTTATTAAGCGACGGCCCCATCGAAGGTCTTGTCAATGCACATGGAGAATTAGTGGACGGTTTAAATATCTTACAAGGTATTTATTTAGATAATACGCCTGTCGCCGTAACCAATCAATCTGCGAGTAAGACCAGCGAAAGAACAACTCTAGAAAATGAGACTTTTAATTCTTTAAATATGGAATTAAATAGCTCAGAAGGAGTCGAATATTGTAGTAAATTTTTTCAAGAATTAGAAGAAGTTACTAATAGAAGTGCGGGTGGCAGGATAACAGCTTTAAACTCTGCCGTTGCTGGCGAAATAGATATTTTTGAATCTGAAGGTTGGCCCGATGCCAGTATGATGTTCTTAAGGACAAAAACCAATACAGTTCAGGGACTCACTGCTGTCGATGCAAATGATATTCCGATAGCCTTCAGAGGTAAACAGCTCACGGGACCGCCTGTTTTACCATCTCTAATTTCTCAATACGCCCTTTCCATCAGAGGGTTTATTAAATACAGAGGCATAGATGGCGCTAAAACATTCTTTCCGTATTTGAATGGAGAACTGATGACATCAGTTAATGAGACAAACCCAGCTTATAGGAATAACACTCAACCAAAAGGAACTGTCCAAAATGGTAGTTTAATATGGGGAGATTCTACACTAGCCTCTTCCAAATTCTTATTCGCTTTTAATCCTAACATAATTTCTAGTCAATGGACTGGCGCTATTACGCAAGGCAAAAAAGTCACAAGAGAGGCTCTTGGTCAAATATTCTCTAATAACACAACAGTCCTTAGTGATTTAACACTTCCAGATCTCAATAATATTTTAAATTTATATAATACAAATAATAATACAGTCACTGGGAACAGACTGCAAAGACAATTAGCATCAAGGGCTTTAAAGTCAATGGACTGGGAAGAAGGAGATGTAAACAATCTTTTATCTAATTGGCTAAACGTAGAATCAGGAGGAGTAGTTATATGTAGAGTAAGCTCTACAAATAATAATTTGGATAAACAAATATTAGATGGAGATTCTTTAATGAATATGGGGACTTTACCTTTTGGGTCTCGACACAGCTCTAATCTTATAGCTTACATGCAGCATGTGGGCATAAAAGTAACTGATGTAACTTGCCCTGAAATCTCAAGCGAAGGGGTTTTAACTGGAGTCATGCATGGATTCTTGATTTTTGAATTCCCTATAGAAAATAATACTGATGAGAATTTTGTCAATACTGTTCGTGGCGAGACTCTTTTTTATGGAAAAAACCACACGTTTAAAATTCCCCAAGAAATTATAGATGCGTTAAAAGATTTGAGTTCTTTTAAATATGCAAAAATAAGCGACAATGGATCGACCTCTACAACAATACCTTTAGACCCTAGATTTAATACTATTGCGACAAATGGGTTAAAATTTAATTACAATAATGTTTTAGCCGAATTCCGTAAAGGCGAAGAGGTGCAACCTCCTTTTAATAATTTTAAAAAGATTTTTATTGATCATCCATATGGTAGGGAACTATTCGGCCCATTTGGGACAGCTGCATTCGATAATGACTCAGATATCTCAGATAAACCCATAAATGCCCCACAACGTATCTCACCTAACACCTCTATGCTATCAAGGAGCGCTGTACTTGGAGCGTCAGCCGATAACTTCAACTTAGAATTAGCTGAAACTGATCTTCCTATTCACGAAGGAAGCGATGATCAAAGAAAGGACGCTAGTGACATATCTCGTAATTATTCAACTTGGGGAGAAAATTCTCTAGCTAATTTTGATGAAGAACCAATTTCAGTTTTACATATAGTCTATAACCCTAATGTAGAAGAAGCTTTTGTGACTTTAGACATCTCTTCTCTAAAAGATACCCTTGTCAAAGAAGTGAAAAATGTCAGAGATGGTAGAAAACAAGACAATAAAGACTTAAGCATAGGAACAAATTACCCTGCTGTATTAAACATAAGAGTGGAGACTGGATCTATCGGGAAAAAGAAAGATAGCTCCGAAGGCCAAATACAATTCAGAGAATATAACTATAGAATAGTTGCTTTGATAGAAGGAAATACTTTATTAGATATTGGTAACCCTGATTATAAAGGGTCTAGCGGTCGAGAGTTTGTCGTAGGACTAAATAGTACAGATGACAATCTAAATTATCTTTCTCAACCTTTTCAGTTACCGCCTAACGAGACCCAAGAGAAAAGAATCCTCACATCTGATGGCGAACAAGGCATCGAAGCTGGCGCTCTCGATGAAATGCAGACCCAGAATAGATACGTAAAAATAACAAAGCTCTCTTATGAAACCAATTCTGTTCTATTAAGTAAAGTCGCCTCAGTTACTAAAGTTACAGAAATTATAAATGCAGATCTTCCCTACCCATTCTCTGCTATAGTAGGTACTAAATTAGATTCTAGATCTTTCGGTAGTATCCCTAAGAGAAGCTATGATTGTAAGTTAAAAAAAGTAAAAGTACCCAACAATTATTTCCCCACTAATAAAGGCATAGATAAAAGGTATTACGATACCCAAGAAGAATTCGATAATGCTAGCCAAAAAGACAAATTAATTTACAAAGGAGATTGGAATGGTTCGTTCCATAATACTCTACAATGGACAGATAACCCTGCATGGATACTGTATGATCTATTGACTAATGTCAGATATGGTATGGGTTCTCATATTAATATTGACCAAATAAATAAATGGCAACTCTATAAAATAGGTAGATTTTGTGATAATGTAGATAACGAAGGTTATTTCTTAGGAGTGACAGATGGGAGGGGAGGTAAAGAACCTCGTTTCTCTTGCAATATCGTCTTCGACCAAGGTCAGAAAATATTTGACGCTATAAACACTATTGCTGCCCTCTTCAGAGGCAGAACTTTCTTTAGCAATTCCGAAATTAATTTTGTAGATGACAGACCTAGAAGAGCGATTAATTTATTTACTAATGAAAGCGTCAAAGATGGTTTGTTTTACTACTCTAACAACAGGAGAGACGAACAATTTAATACTATAGAAATAGGATATAGAGATAGATTTAATAACTACGAGCCTAAAATAGAAGTCGTCGAAGATGAAGAAGACATAAAAGAGCGTGGTATTTTTAAGAAACGCATAGAAGGTATAGGAATAACCTCTAGGGCTATGGCTCGTAGAGCTGCTCAACATCAAATTTTTTCTAAAATAAGAGAAAACCAACAAGTGGCTTTCACCGCAGGTTTAGAAACTCTCTTGTGTAAACCTGGAGATTTAGTTATAATAGAAGACGAATTAAAAACCAATATAACTAATTTTGGCAAAATTTTAGATGTTAATTTAGAGGACGAAACAATTAGACTTAGTAACACCTCCTCTTCTTTAATGACGACTGGAGTCTTAACTATTTATAATCCTACTGGCATTGATGGAATCGATGAATTAAATATTACAGCAAATCAAAATAGGCAAAGATATGATGGTTTTACTATCACTGGGGTAGCACCACAAGATTCGTGGAAGCGTTTTACTGGAGAGTATAGTTTTTCAAACTACACAGATGGTTACGATCAAGTCACTGGATTCGACGCAGGAGAAACTAGATATTCCGAGTACGCTTCTTACACAGGAGTCTCTGGGACATTAGTTTACTTTGAAACAGGTGTGACAGGTTGGGTCTTAGGCTCTGGAAACGCTCAATCTCTATACTCTGGAGATTTTATTGCTGAACTAACAGGCGCTCAAACGCTCACTCAATTTAATACTGGCAAGATAGCCCCTTTAGATATGACTGCCTCCGCTGGTGATAAAAGGGGGACAGCTATAGCATTTTCTGGTTTTGATTTAAGTAGTTTTAGAAATTACACTAGGGGTATAACTAATTCAGAACTATCTGGGATAGCGCCTGAACAAATAATTGATATTGACGTAACTGGCATCGTAACTAATCTAGACTATGGATGTTCCCTCTCAGGTTTTAATAAACCAGAGCTTTTGAAATCTATTAAGTTAGGCAGCGCAGCACGATTCCAGATTAAGAACGCTAGCCCTTTCTTTTATAAAGTTATCTCTATGAAAGAAGAAAACCCAAATGAATATCTTGTGTCCGCCACAAAATACGATACTGGAAAATTTAATTTGATTGATAAAAATGTCAGTATAGAAAACAAAGCTAATACTTATAGTTATGAAGTCGCTCAAACAATTAACGGAGTGACGTATACGACTTTAGATCCTCCTGCATTTACAACAGATGTGACAACTGGTGTACCTAATGCCACAGACAATACCTTTAGTATAACGGGAGATTGGACCCCTATAAGTGAGGCCACTGGTTACGGAGTAAGACTTACTATGCCAAATGGCCAAGTAGTAAATACTGCCACTGTAGATACTAATCTAAACCTTTCTGGATTAAACCAAGTAGGTGTTTTCAATGTAGGTGTAAATGCATTAGGGAACATGGGAAGAAGCTGCGGCGGAAATGCATACTATGATTCTGCGTATATAAATACAGGGATATTTATCGTCTACGACGAATTACTCGTCTACTCGAAATCATCTTTAAATAACATTACCATCCTATAATGAATTATACAGGTTACTCAGTTCTAAAGGTCACTAAAGATGACGGCGCTTACGCTTATGGTCAAAAAGCTTATTCTCTGGCTACTGGAGCTACTGGAGCAGGAGGATATTTGAATTCTTACGCCACAACTTCTGGGTGGAATGAAACTAAAATAATACACGGAATTCAATCAGGAGTCTCTCCTTTAGCTATATCTGGTAATCCTGCAGTTGGAGCTTTGTTTTATACAGGTTTAGCTTCAATCATAGGAGGATCAACCCCTAATGATGATGCTAGAGGTGAAGCTACTGGTCTTTTCCAATATGGAACCACAAACCCATACATATTTGAAAAAGATACTAATTATAGTGGAGCGTTATATGCCGCTT